ACGTGGATTCAACCACGCAAGCTCTAATGAAATATAGACAAGGTTATCACATTACGTTAAAAGATGACTTTGAGGACGAAGGAATAGACAAAGCTAGGAGGAGGGCTTACTATTAATGGTCACAGTAGTACGAAGAGACAAACCAGAAAATCCAAATAGACGATCAAGTACGTTTACCAGTCCACAGGATAGGAACATACAACCTGCAAAAGGTCCAGGACGCTTTCAACAAGGCGTTGATATGATTTCAAATTATTTTTCTAATTTAGGAGACAAACGAGCAAACTTAGCAAAAGCTGCTGGAGATGAAAAACGTAGTGGCACACCTTTTTTAGAAAATCAATACTACATGGATTATCCTCGTTTTATAGCAAATCAAGCTGCAGGCGCAGGAGAATTTTTTCACGATATATTTCAATTACCTTTTGAATCAGGAGCACAAATGTTAGGCTATGACAGAGGTTCTGGTAAAGGTAGTGGTGATATAGGCTATGGTCTTTCACAGTTTTTTAATTTTGACAATGCTAGAGACAAAGAAGCAATGGCTCTTTCAGATATTTATTCTAACATTCCAGATTTAACTAATCTTGAATCTTTAGTTGAAGATTCCAGATTTCAAGATTTTTTAAGAGGACAAGGTTTTAATGTATCAGATGATTTTAATTTTTTTAAAAACATCATGGATTATGGTAGTCAAACATCACAGCAACAATTTTTAGATGACATAGCCATGGACGAAAACAGTCCTTTTTTTGTAGGTGAAGCACCTGACATATACGACTTTGATGCAAGCGGAGGCATGGATCCATATAATGAAGCAGTTAAAGCTTATCAAAATAAACTATACGATACTTATGATAAATACATGGGACAGGAGGCGAGTAACCTTTTAAATGAAACTTTAATTCCAGCTTACATGGATACACAAATGCCCATTATGACTAATCAATTAATGGATCAATTAGGTATCACAGAAAAAACAGCAGAAGGCATTTTAACTGGAACAGGTGAAATGGATTATGGATTAGCAAATGATTTAATGGATTTTTATTACCCATATGAATATCAGACAAAAGAAGGACAAGAATTTTTTGGAGATACGGGTGTTGATCTTGCAGGAAGTTTATTAGGCTTTAGTGGTGTTGGTGGATTATTACGATCTGGTAAAAGAGGATTAGGGAGTGGTAAAGCTGCTGCTGTATTGGAACAATTATATCCAATGACTTTTGGTGGTAGTAGAACTTTCACTGGAGGATTAGCATTACCAGTTAAATTTGGTAAAGAGGGCGCACGAATGAATCTTGGTGTACTACAAAATTATCCTAAAACAGCTGCTGCAATAAGGGGTCCAGGACAAGCATATTTAACAATGGTAGGACCAGATTTTTTAGGTAGTGAGTAAGCGTAAACTTAAACTTTTCGAAAGAGCAGCCGATACATTTTTTGGTGGAGGTAGAGATACTTCTTCTAAAAACAGAGCATTAAATATTGTAGGACAAACACAATTTACAGGACCCTTTGGACAGTACATAAAAAATCAAAGTGTTAACAAAGGTTTTATGCTACCAGATGATAAGCTTTCACAAAAAACAGGTTTAACATTAGGTAGTAGACAAAGAGATTATCAAGACAAAGAATTTTTAGCTAAGCTAAGTGAAGCAGCACAACTACGAGCAGCAGAAGGCAAAGGATTAAATTTAATTCCTGTTAATTTAAAAAAACAACAAGCAGCAGCTAATAATCCATCTTTAGTTGCAGCCGGTTTGGAAGGACCTTTAAAATCAGCAATGGCAGCAGATCGTGATGACATAGGATTGGTAAAAGGCGCGTTGTCACAATATAGATCTGATCTTGGATATTACGATTTAACAAAAGCGCAAATGGAAGATATGTTAAATCCAAAAAATGTAAAAAAATATGTTGACACTGCTATACAATACAAACCTCAACTTAATAAAGTAGTAAATCAAATAGCTAGTTACAAAACTGATAAGAATCAACCAACAAAAGAACTTGTTGATTTAATGACGGATTATACAGATCTTGTAGGAGGATCTAATCCTTTATACAATATACAAAGAGCTTTGACATTTGGACATCCATCTGGCATTGCCGCAAACATTGACCACTATTTAAGAACAGGTAATCAAACAGCAAAAATGCTATCAAGAGATCCAAAATTTTTAACAAAGATGCAAGCTGAAATAGGACCATTAAATATTGGTAAAGAAAAAATAGATCGTGGTATATTAGCTGCGCTTCGTAATACTGAAAACAAAGTTACAAAATCAGGAATATCAGAAATGCGTAAGCTATTTGACATGTCAGGATTGCAGTCTATTTTGCCTGGTCAAGTATATAACAAAATGTATTTAGGAATGAACAATCCAGAATTACAAATGCAATTTTTACGAAATGCAATAAACAAAGGTTCCAAACCTTTTGGTAAATTAACACAAAGAGATGTACAAAATATTATGTTTGGTAATAAAACAATTAGTGATTATGGTTTTAATAAAGGCGGCGAGGTTAAATCATTTGGAGGAGGAGGTATATTTGGTGCAAACTTGCTAGCAAGATTATCAAATAAATTATCACCGGAAGCAATGGAATTAATTTTAGCAACTGGATTTAAAGCAACAAAACCTTTGATGTCTCCTAAAAACATTAAACAAAATAGGATGTTAAATTTTTTAGGTCCAGATAAATACAGGTACCGTTTTGTAAAATCCGATGTCCCAGGACCAAGAACCTCTTTACAAAGAAATCAAGAAAAAGAATTTTTTAACCACACAACATTCTTCCCAGAGAGGAGATTATAATGGTTTTACCTAAAGTTATAGGCGGTTTACGTCAATATGCACCAAAGATTGCAGCACCGAAAGGTAAAGGATCATCCACAAAGCTTGATTTAGAAAAAGCTAGGGTTGTTAAATCTGGATCAACATATTACACTGTTTTTGATGAAGCTGGTTTACCAATAAAAGATTTTAAAAGTGAAAAAGCAGCTAGAGACTTTTTACGAGACGCTGCAAGAGCTGGTGAACCAGGAAATATGTACAAAGTTGGTGCAAAATCAGCTGAAACAGTAGCTCCAACAGCTACAGCAGACACCCCAGCACTATTTTACAAGTCCAGAGAGGCATTAATTGACGCTCCTATGGAGAAAATGACGGCAGATAGGTGGTTAAATTACCTAAATGCCAAAGGAATTAAGAAATCTGAGCTCTCAGACACGTCCCTAGGGCCCTTTTTACAGTCACAAGGCACAAAAACCTTTACAAAAGCCGATATAATCAAGGAATTTGACGAAATATCCCCAAAAATGAGCATCGTGGCCCTTGGCCAACCAGGTCCTCAAAATATTCTTGCTAATATTTACAAAAAAATACAAAAAGTAGACCCACAAGCAGAAGATCCACGTGTAGGAGGTTTTTTATCCTATCTTCGTGACTCTTTGCCGGGTGTAATCACTGATTCTAGTGGCAGAACAGCAAATAACATTAATCAACAAGCTTTAGATAGCGTTGCAGCCAATGTAGACAAATATATGAAGCAAGTATTTGGTATTGATGGTGCTTTAAACGAAGGTGTGGCACTAACAGCACCTGTGCCTTTTAAAGTACGTGAACCTTTAGTAAACTTAGCAGCAGCTCTTGATAGACGTGGTGTTGGATTATCACAAAAAGATATTTCAAAAACACCTCAATATAGTGGTCAACAAACAATGCCAGGTGGTGATAATTACCGTGAATTTTTGTTTAAATATGAACCAGGTAAACTTAGAACTGGTGAACCTGTGTATACTTATGCACATGACTTTGGATTAAACTCATCACAAAGAGCTGGAGGCGTTGTTCACGCACGTGTGTCAGATCGAACAGATGAATTTGGTAGAAGACTAATGTTTGTAGAAGAAATACAATCTGATATGCACCAACGTGTACAACGTGCAATGCGTGAGTCTAAATTAACAGGAAGAAAACCTGATCGTGAAGATACTTATGCATTTCGTCAAGATATGCCTCCTCCACCAGAATTAGCTGCCAATAAGCAACAATTAGATTTAATTAATCTTAAAATAGAGAATTTATTAGCTACAAATCCTAGATCACCAGCATTGCCTAAATTAAGACAAGAGCGTGAAAAAATTAGAGTTATCATAGCTGAGTCTATGACTAAAGAAGGTAAACAAGGTGGTGATATTGCCATGGGTCCATTTCAATCATCAAAAGAGTACATGGAGTTTGTCGCTAAATATTTAGTTCGTATGGCTAAAGATGGTAATTTTGATGGTGTTGCTTTTGCAAACCCTGCAATTAAAAACCGTAACTTGTCGCCTGGTGGCAGAGATTATCAAGGTAATGTTGCTGCATATGGTCCTATTCTTAATGGTGCACTAAAAGAGACATCCAAAAAAACAGGTGCAAATTTACTAAATACTGTTATAAGAGATGATAGGGGCAGAGTTTATGGGCAAGTCAAATTGTTAAACTTAAAAGACAATCCAAATGTAAGAGATACTTTCTCTGCATATGCAAAGGGTGGAATAGTAAATGGCAGATAAAACAAAAAATCAAATAGAAAAAGCAATGGATGCTGTTGAGAAAGCATTAGACATAGAACCAATAGGTGAAGAAATACAGTTTGAAAAAAGTGTAGAATTCGATGGTTTTGAAATACAAGAAGATGGAAGTGCAGAGATAGTTGGAGATCAACCAATTGATCAATCGCAAATTCCTTTTGACGCAAACTTAGCAGAATACATTGAAGAAGATGAATTAACCAAGTTCGCTGGCGACTTGGTAGGTGATTTCGAAGGCGATAAAGAGTCCCGTAAAGATTGGGAAGATACCTATATCAAAGGGCTCGATATGTTAGGCTTTAAATATGAAGACCGAACACAGCCTTTCGAAGGTGCGTCAGGGGTCGTGCATCCTTTATTAGCTGAATCTGTTACGCAGTTTCAAGCCCAAGCTTATAAGGAACTCCTCCCCCCAAGCGGCCCCGTACGCACACAAATAGTTGGTGAAGCATCACCAATCGTAGAACAACAAGCAGAACGTGTAAAAGAATACATGAACTATTACATCTTGAATGTAATGGAAGAGTTTGATCCAGAGATGGACCAACTGTTATTTTATTTACCGTTGTCAGGTTCTGCATTTAAAAAAGTTTATTATGATCAAATACTAAAACGTTGTGTTGCAAAGTTTGTATCTAGTGAAGATTGTGTAATTAATTACGCAGCTACAGATTTAGAACAATCTGAAAGAATAACACATGTTGTAAAAATGTCATCAAACGAATTAAGAAAATTACAAGTTTCTGGTTTCTATCGTGATGTACCTATTACGTCAGGATCTGTTAGTACAACAGATGAAGTTATAGAAAAAATAAATGAATTAGATGGCGTTAGTTCATCAAATGAAGATGATGAACATGTTATTTTGGAAATGCATGTGGATGCTGATGTACCAAATTTTGAAGATACATCTGGTATCAAACTTCCGTATATTGTTACTATAGATCAATACTCTTCTACAATATTATCAATTCGAAGAAACTATGAACCAAATGATTCTAACTTTAAAAAGAAACAATATTTTATACACTTTAAGTTCCTCCCTGGATTAGGCTTTTATGGATTTGGCTTGATTCACATGTTAGGTGGATTGTCAAGAACTGCAACAAGTGTTTTGCGACAATTAATTGATGCAGGTACTCTTGCCAATCTACCAGCAGGATTTAAAGCGCGTGGAATGCGTATACGTGACCATGATCAACCTTTACAACCAGGTGAGTTCAGAGATGTGGATGTTACAGGACAATCAATAAAAGAATCTTTATTGCCATTACCATACAAAGAACCTTCTCAAACTTTGTTTGCTCTATTAGGTTTTGCTGTTGATGCAGGTAAATCTTTTGCTGCAATAGCAGATATGAAAATGGGTGAAGGTAATGAACAAAATCCTGTTGGCACAACACTAGCATTGTTAGAACGTGGTACAAAAGTGATGAGTGCAATACAAAAAAGATTACACTTCTCACAAAGAAAAGAATTTAAACTATTAGCAAACTCAATCAAAATGTTTACGCCACCAGAATATCCATACCAGGTTATCGGTGGTAACAGAATGATTAAACAAGCTGATTTTGATGATAGAGTAGATATCATACCAGTTAGTGATCCAAACATATTTTCTATGTCACAAAGAGTTATGTTGGCACAACAACAATTACAATTGGCACAATCTAATCCTCAAATGCATAATTTACGTGAGGCATACAGACGTATGTACCAAGCAATGGGTGTAGATAATATTGATGCAATATTAAAACCAGATCAAAATCAACCAGCACCAATGAGTCCTGCAATTGAAAATGCCATGGCCATGAAAAGTAAACCATTAAAAGTATTTCCACAGCAAGACCATCAAGCACACATGAAAGCACACGCTGAATTTATGTTTACAAGAATGGTACAAATTAATCCACCATTGTATTCTATGTTACAATCACATATGTCAGAGCACATTGCTGCGATGGCAGGAACACAAGTGCAAAAACAATTTGCTGAACAAGAACAAAAATTACAAATGG